TGCTAAGATGGGTAACTGGTGGAATGACCAAGTAAACCGTAGCTATGCTAACAACTCTATCAGCTTTACTGAGAAGCCTGACATGGGTAGCTTCCTACGTGAGTGGACATCTATCTATGAATCTAAGTCAGGTGAGCGTGGTATCTTCAACCGTGAGGCAGCTAAAGCAAAGGCTGTATCTATCGGACGTGAGGCACGTGATGACTTCGGTACTAACCCTTGTGGGGAGATTAGTCTACGCAGCAAGCAGTTCTGCAATCTGTCAGAGGTTATCATACGTGAGACTGATGGTGTCGGTGAGCTAGTAAAGAAGGTAGAGATTGCCACCATCATTGGTACAATCCAGTCAGCACTAGTAGACTTTAAGTATCTATCACCTAAGTGGAAGAAGAACTCAGAAGAAGAGCGTCTACTAGGCGTGTCACTAACTGGTATCTTTGACCACAAGATTATGTCAGGGCAGGGTGAGTATGAATCAAACATACTAGCTGGTACTCTGGCAAAGCTGCGTGAGGTTACACGTGAGACTAACAAAGAGTGGGCAGCTAAACTAGGTATTCCAGAATCTAAGGCCATCACCACAGTCAAGCCTAGTGGCACAGTGTCACAGCTTGTAAACAGTGGTAGTGGTATCCATCCTCGTTATGCTAAGTATTACATAAGAAGAGTGAGAGCAGATGTTAAAGACCCTCTGGCTACGTGGATGCAAGACAAGGGTGTTCCTTGTGAAACAGATGTCTATAATCCGCAAAACTTGGTATTCAGTTTCCCAATGAAGTCAGCAGACAATAGCTTAACACGACACGATGTGTCGGCTATTGAACACCTAGAGCTATGGCTCAAGTATCGTAAGCACTGGACAGACCACAACCCATCAGTCACTATCTATGTAGGGGAAGATGAGTGGGCAGAAGTAGGTGCATGGGTGTACAAACATTGGGATGAAATCTGTGGTGTGTCTTTCCTACCACGTGAAGATGATAATCACAGCTATGCACAAGCACCCTACGAAGAAGTAGATGAGGAAGCATACGCAAAACTCAAGGAAGAAATGCCTGATATTGACTTCTCAGAGTATGCAGAACTAGCTGATAACACTACATCTTCTCAGGAATTAGCATGTACAGCAGGTGTATGTGAAATCTAAAGTTACAACATTAGCGAAAGTTTGTTCAAAATGAGAGTATTAGGCAACGATTTTAATATTACAGATGGACTACTAAACCACCTTAAAGAGTTGTATCCTAACAAACTACCGCTTGGACAAGTTACCCTTGAAGAACTAAGGTTTCTTCAGGGGCAACAATCCGTCATCGATAAGTTGATAGAGTTACAACACACAGATTTTGAGGAATAGATTATGGGTTCAATATTTCGTGGGCCAAAACCCCCACCAGTAATGCCTACCCCTGCTCGTCCAGTAACAGCAGTTCAGAAGTCTCCTGACATTGAGCTAGAAGATACAGAGTTGGAATCAGAACAGCTTACCAAGAAGAAGAAGGGTAAGAAAGCTCTGAAGACACCACTAATGGACACAACAGTACAGACAGGTAGTTCTGCATCAGGGCTACAAATACCAAGTGGAGGCAACTAATGGGCGGTCCAGCACCAAAACCAATTAAGAAACTTGTTAGAGCAGTTAAGAAACCACTAAAGAAAATTACAAGAGCAGTATCAAAACCAAAAAGTTATAAGGCCGCACCAGCTAAGACTGCTGCTGCTGTTGATACTTCAGCTACTGCTGCTGCAAAAGATACAGAGCAGTATGATGATACAGAAGTAGAAACTACTGGCGTTCAGATGCAGAAAAGGAAAAAAGGTAAGAAGGCTCTCAAGGTAACTTCTAACTCTGCTGCTGCTAATGTCGGTGGTTCAGGCGCAAGTGGCCTAAACATTCCAACTTCGTAAGGAATAACTAATGGAACAAGAAGTAGGAACAGTAGCTAAACGCTACAATCAACTAGCAAGTGAGCGTGATACGTTCCTAGAACGTGGACGTGAATCAGCGAGGCTAACTATCCCTACTCTTTTGCCAGAGGAAGGGCATAGCAGTTCATCTGTATATGCCACACCGTATCAAGGCATTGGGGCAAGGGGTGTAAACAACCTTGCATCAAAACTATTGATGGCTCTTCTACCACCAAACAGCCCCTTCTTTCGTTTGACCATTGATGACTTTGACCTACAGCAGATTGCAGGTGATAACCGTGGTCAGGTAGAAGAAGGACTATCACGTATTGAACGTGCAGCTATGCAGGAAATCGAAAGCAAGTCTATCCGTGTGCCTGTATTTGAGGCACTAAAGCTTCTTATCGTAACAGGTAATGCCTTGGTATATATGCCCAAGCAGGGTGGTATGAAGGTGTATAGACCTGACCGTTACTGTACTAAGCGTGATGCTATGGGTAATATCCTAGAGATTATTACCAAAGAAAGTGTAGCAGTCATGATGCTGCCAGAGGAAATGCAAGCCCTACTGCCAGCAGAAGACGCACACAAGAAAGGCTCACCAGTAAAGAACTATGACCTTTATACATGTGTAACACGTGGTCCAAAAGGTTTCATGGTACACCAAGAGGTAGCTGGTATCGAAGTACCCAACTCACGTGGTACATTCAAAGAAGACCAGAACCCATTCATTCCATTACGTTTTATTCGTATTGATGGTGAAGACTACGGACGTGGTTTCATTGAAGAATACATTGGTGACTTGCGTAGCTTGGAAGCTTTGACACAAGCCATTGTACAGGGCAGTGCTGCTTCGTCTAAGGTACTCTTCTTGGTACGTCCAAACGGTAGTACTAAGTCAGCGAACCTAGCTAAAGCAGCTAACGGTGCGTTCCTGACAGGTGATGCCAACGATGTATCAACACTACAGGTACAGAAATCAGGTGACTTCCGTGTAGCCTTAGAGACTATGCGTATGATTAACGAGCGATTAGCTGCTGCGTTCCTGCTAAACTCTTCTATCCAGAGAGCAGCAGAGCGTGTGACTGCTGAAGAAGTTCGTTACATGGCACAAGAACTAGAGACTGCATTGGGTGGTGTATACTCAATCCTGTCTCAAGAGTTCCAACTGCCTCTAATTAACTTGCTACTAGAATCACTAACAAAGCAAGGCAAGATGCCTCGTATGCCTAAGGATAGTGTCAAGCCTACTGTTGTCACTGGTATCGAAGCTCTTGGGCGTGGTCAAGACCTAAATAAATTAGCAGCGTTTCTACAGTATCTTCAGCCATTGGGTGCAGAAGTTATACAAAGTGAGATGAATTTAGGTGACTACATAGACCGTCTTGCTGCATCACTTGGTATTGATACATCTGGTTTAATTAAATCAGAAGAGCAGAAGCAACAAGAAATGATGCAACAGCAAATGATGATGCAACAACAAATGGAAGAACAGGCCGCTATGGGTGCATTGCAAGCAGCAGCACCACAACTAGCTAAAGGCGCAGTAGAATCGGAGTAACGATGGCTGAGACACTAAACACTTATCAGGAAGAAGCACCAGAATCACAGGAACATGTTCAAGAAATGCTCAACAAAGAGCGAACAGAAACAGATGAACGTCCTGACTGGTTGCCTGAAAAATTTAAATCTGCTGAAGACATGGCTAAAGCTTACTCAGAATTAGAGGGTAAGCTGGGTAAGCCACAGCAGGAAGAGACTACTGAAGAAGTAGAAGTTTCTGGTGACGAAAGTGCTGAAGATGTAGCACAGTTACTAGATGATAGAGGCCTAGACTTTGAAGCTTTTCAACAAGAGTATCAAGAACTAGGTGGTCTAACAGAAGAAGCGTATGCAGCCTTGGCAGAGGCTGGCTTCTCTGAAGCTATGGTAGATTCGTGGATTGAAGGACAGAACGCTATCACTGCACAGGTGACAGCAGAGATGCACGAATACGCTGGTGGTGGAGAAGAGTACGCTCAGATGGTACAGTGGGCTGCTGATAATCTACCTGAGAGTGAGGTAGAAGCCTACAATGCAACGATGGAAAGTGGCAGCACAGACTTAATTAAGTTTGCTGTTCAAGGTCTACATGCACGTTATCGTTCTGAGGCAGAACCAAACCTTATGCAAGGTGGCACTGGTACTGTATCCTCAGGCGGGAAGTTCGATAGCACTGCGGAACTCACTGCTGCTATGAGTGACCCTAGATACGCTAAAGACCCTGCCTACAGGCAAGCCGTAGCTGATAAGTTGGCTAAGTCTAGTCTGTTCTAAATTGTTGCATGGGATTGGGGGGCTTGCTCCCCTCTCCTTTTAAGTACACCTAACGTGGGTGTATTTAATAGGGGACGCCCTATACACAAAGCTAACATACAAACGATTACCCCTGACCCCTTGCGAGGGACAATCTTGGAGAAAGGATGTAATGTAGTGCAGAGTGTAAGTACAACTCAACATTAACATTACTAAGAGGTAATTTAAGATGGCACAAGCTGCTTCAAACCCTGCTTACACCGTAAGCTTTCAGGGTCAAAATAACCTCACAGGTGACGTAAGAGACCTGTTTCTCAAGCTGTATGCTGGTGAAGTCCTTACTGCCTTTGAGGAAAAGAAAGTCCTTATGGACAAGGTACGTACTCGTACCATTAGTAAAGGTAAGTCTGCTTCATTCCCAATGACAGGCCGTGCAACTGCTGAATACTTGACCCCCGGAAACGAAATCACTGGTGGCAATATTCGTGCAGGTGAGCGTATCGTCACAATTGACGACTTGCTTATCTCAAGCCAGTTCATTGCTAACATTGACGAAGCAATCAACCACTACGATGTACGCAGCATCTACTCCAAAGAAGCTGGTATTGCTTTGGCTAACGAAGCTGACCGTAACGTAGCACGTATGCTCGTTAAGGCTGCTCTGTCAACCAACGCTACTCGCGCTGCTGGTCTTATCCAAGACTATAAGGCTTTCACTGAGGAAGACTTTACAAACAACGTAACTATCGGTACTGCTGCTGGTGACGCAACTGACGCCGCTAAGATTGCAAAAGCTATCTTTGACGCACGTAAAGAAATGGAAGTAAAGAACGTACCAACTGATGGTGCAACTGTAGTTCTTGCTCCTGACCAGTACTATGCGTTGCTGGATGTTACTGATGGTAACAAGCTTGTTTACATGAACAAGGACTTCGGTGGTAATGGTTCTATCGCTTCTGGCGTAGTACCATCAATCGCTGGTATGCCTGTCATCATGTCAAACCATGCTAACGTGTCTAACCTTTACACTAACTTCACCACTGGTGATGCTAACGAAGGTAAGACTTCTGACAATGCGCCTCTGGCAAATACTGCTGGTTCAGGCCGCACCACTCACTATGACCTGCCTACTGCAAACGTAGATGGTGCAGACATGGTTGCTCTTGCTGCTAAGTTTAAGGGCTTCGTGTTTACTCCTGATGCTGTTGCTACTGTCAAGCTTCTTGACTTGGGCATGGAATCTGAGTACCAAATCAACCGTCAAGGTACACTGATGGTAGCTAAGTACGCAATGGGACACAACGTCTTGCGTCCTGCTGCCTGTATTGCTCTGTCGGCTGCTTAATTAAACGAGGGGAGAGGTTACTAGTGCCTCTCTCCTTTTTATTTGGAGTAAGATATGCCTGAAGTTGGTGGAAAGAAATACAAATATACTAAAGAAGGTGTAGCTGCTGCTCAAGCTGAAGCCAAGAAAACAGGCAAGAAGATGTCATTTGGTGGTAAGCCACAAAAGCAGGTAGCTGCAATCATGGCTAAGTACGGAAAGAAAAACACATGACTATTGAACATGCAGGTGAAACTTTCCAAGGCCTACGTATACCGAAGCGTTCCCCTAAAGGTAACAAGTCACACGCTGTCTTAATTGGTACTAAAAAGAACCCAGAGATTATTAGGTTTGGTGAACTAGGTGCTAAGACTAATCAAAGCAAAAAACAAAGAGATGCTTTTAGAAGTAGACATGCTAAGAACATAGCCAAGGGTGAGACTAGCGCAGCATATTGGGCTAACAAGGTCAAGTGGAAAGATAACGCATAAGGTGATAACATGGCAGGAACAACACAATTAGATGCAGTCAACACTATGCTTTCTGCCATTGGCGAGGCACCAGTAAGTAGCTTGTCCTCTGGCTTGCTAGAAGCAGAGGTAGCAGAGACCATACTAGATACAGTTGACCGTGAAGTGCAGTCTATGGGCTGGCACTTTAACACAGAATTAAATAAGTCGTATGCACAAGACAGTAACGGGGAGATTATCCTTGGTGCTGATGTACTACGTGCAGATGCAACACAGAAAGTAGATAGTAAAGACCTTGTACAACGTGGTTTAAAGATGTATGACAGGGTTAATAATACTTTTACTATTAATGCAGAGGCAGCACTAGATGTTGTCGTACAATTAAATTTTGATGATTTGCCTGAGGTAGCTAAACGCTACGTAGTTATGAGAGCAACACGTATCTTTCAAGATAGGATTGTTGGCTCCAACACACTACATGATTTTCAGATGCAAGATGAGGCTACAGCACTTGCTGAACTAAGAGAGTTTGACAAGGCTGCTGATGACCATAACATCTTTGACAACTATGATACCTTTAGCATCATCGACAGACAGGGACGAAGGACACTATAATGGCACTCATCAGTCAATCTATCCCCAATCTGATTAACGGTGTATCACAACAACCACCATCACTACGTCTTAATACACAGGCAGAGCTACAAGAAAACGGATTATCCAATGTTGTAACAGGCTTGTCTAAGCGTCCTAGCTCTAAACATATTGCTGACTTAGGAGTAATTAGTAATCTAGACAAAGCTTTTATACATACTATTCGTAGGGATGAGAATGAGTTTTACTCTATGGTGATAGATACTGCTGGTACGATTAGGGTGTTTGACAAGGATGGTGTATCGAAAACAGTAACTAATAATGCAGCCTCTTATGTGACAGGTCTAACTGACCCTAGTAAGGAGTTGGCTGCTGTGTCTATTGCTGACACAACCTTCATTGTAAATAAAACTAAAGTAGTAGCCAAGGGTACTACCACATCCCCTGTGCGTAACCCTGAGGCATTAGTATATGTCAAACAGGCTGACTACTCTTCTACATATAGATTGAAAATTACGAAGGGTAGTAGTACAGGTACTATTGAGTTTGCTACTAAATCTTCTACACAGTCTAGCACAGCTTTGACACAGAACGCAGAGCGTGGTGCATCAACTGATATTATTGCAACAAACCTAGCTAAGTTTAGTGGGTCTTCTGTCAGTACTACTTATTATGACGTTACATCAAACAGTGGTGCTATATCAGGTATTAACATAACTAGGTATGGTTCTGTGTTGTGGATTAGGTCTACTGACAGTACAGACTTTACTGTAGAGGTTGGTGATTCTCACGGTGGAGACCACCTACTACTATTCAAGGGTGAGACTGGTGACTTCAAAAAGCTACCCTCAGAGGGACCAGTAGATTTTAATATTAAAGTATCAGGTGACAACCAGAAAGCACAAGACGATTACTACGTTAAGTTTACTGGTGATGGTGTATGGAAAGAAACTATTGAACCTAACATCTTAGTAGACTTAGATGCCTCTACCTTACCACACAAACTGTCGAAGCAGCCAGACGGTAGCTTTATATTTGATGTAGTAAGTTATGCAGATAGAACTGTTGGTGATGATGGTACTAACGACTATCCATCTTTTATAGGATATACTCTGTCAGATATTTTCTTTCATCGTGACAGACTAGGTGTACTAGCAGATGAGAACGTAATCTTTGCACGTGCAGGTGAGTATGTAAACTTTGACTTTTTCCGTAAGTCTACGCTAACCATTGTTGACAGTGACCCTATTGATGTGGCAGTATCGTCAAACAAGGTTAGCATACTTAAACATGCTGTACCCTTTAACGAATCACTGCTGTTGTTCTCTGACCTAACACAGTTTAAGCTAACGGCTGACCCTGTGCTTACACCTGAGACAGTCAACATTGCTAACACCACAGAGTTTGAGGCATCACTTAGAGCCAAGCCAGCACAGGCTGGTAGGTTTGTGTACTTTGCTTCACGCCGTGGCGCATGGTCTGGTATGTGGGAGTACTTTGTAGATAGTGATACAGATACTAATGATGCTACAGAGATTACAGCACACGTACCTGAGTACCTAAATGGTGAGGTTATCAACATACAGGCATCGTCTAACGAAGACATGCTATTAGTACAGACTGACAATGACCCACAAGCTCTGTATGTATACAGATACTATTGGGCTGGTAGAGAGAAGCTACAGTCATCGTGGTCACGCTGGGTGTTTGATGGTGACATCATTGGGTGTTCGTTCAACCGTGCAGACATAACAATACTTATTAAGAGGGGTACTAATTTGTACCTTGAGCGTATTAATCTATCCGTAGATGACGCAACAAATTATACTACTGGTCAGTTCTCTATTCACTTAGACAGGCGAGTACGGTTAGAGACAGGTGGCCTAACGACAGTACCTTATACTGATGCAGCTACTATTTACATAGACCAGACGGGTAAGATTATACCTTTGGCTAGTGTAGCAGGTAAGCTTGCTGACAGTGAGGTGGTATATGCTGGGATACCATATACTTTCAAGTACCAGTTCTCTGAACCAGTGGTAAAGCAAAACAACCAACCAATAACAACAGGTGTTCTTAATCTGAGAAACTATGCAGTAGTATATAACGACACAGGTTTCTTTGAGGTAGATGTAACACCAGCTAGACGCTCTACATACAATCGTAAATTTACAGGACGACTTGTAGGCGGTGCAGCAAACATACTTAATAGAGCAGCTATTGATTCTGGTACGTATGAGTTTGGCATTATGGCAAATTCAAGTAATGTAAGTATCGTACTAAAAAGCAGTAGCCACCTGCCCTGTGTTTTCCAATCGGCAGAGTGGGAAGGCTTCTATGTTCTACGTTCTAGGAGAATGTAAATGAAAGTCCATGTGAGACAGAGTACCCAAGAAGATGTTGAATATCTTTGTGATAACTTGCGCCCTGAAGATAGGGAAGAGGTACTTGCCTCACATGGTACTACAAGGGAAGCATTACAGACAGGCTTTGATGAATCAGAAGAGTGCTGGACTATTATAGTAACAGATACAGATGAGATAGCTGGTATATATGGTCTATCAGAATATGATAAGACTATGGCTATACCGTGGCTGTTGACTACACCTGCTATTAAAAAAGTATGGCTACCGTTCCTACGTGGCTCACGTAAGTGGGTAGAGGAAGCTAATCAAAAATACCCCCTACTTACTAATGCAGTAGATGCAGACTACACTGTAGCTATTAACTGGCTACGTTTTGTTGGTTTCACATTTATCAAGAAACATGAGAAATGGGGCGTAGGTAATAAACCATTTCTAGAATTTGTGAGGATACGATAATGGACCCAATGACTATGCTGGCTATTGGTCAGGGTGTCGCTGGTTACTTTCAAGCAGAAGGTGAAGCCAAGAGAACAGAGGCACGTTACCAACAGAATAGGATTAACGCTGCTGCTGCACGTGACCTAAAGATAAACTCTCTAAATCAAAGAGCAGTACAGGAAGCAGAAGCAACAGCAGGTAAAAAGTTTGAACTAGCTATCCAAGCTTTAGAGACTAGGGAAGCACGTAAGGTAGCTCAAGGTGAATCAGGTCTATCAGGAAGAACATTTGAAGCTCAAAAAGATATGGTTACTGCACGTGAACTACGTGGTGCTACAGTTCTGAACGATAACTTACGTATGGTACTAGACCAACTAGAAGATGAAAAGCTAGGCTATAACACAGAAATGTTAAACAGGATTAACTCACTTCCACGTGGTTATAAACCTAATGTTCTAGCACACGTACTAAGCACTGCTGCTAATGCTTATGCAACAGAAACAATGATGACAGGTAAAAGTCCATTTAGTAGTTCTGCAAATCCTATGACTGCTAGTAGTGCTACCATGCCATCTGTAGGTACAGTGGGTCAATCAGCTACACCTTCATGGGTATATGCTGGTGGTAGTCTGCCTAAGATATAATGAGGAGTAATCATGGCACAAACTAGAGTACAGGTAGGTAGGCTTAACGCTCCTACACAGTCTGATTTACGTCCACAAGCTGCTCCTGTTGAGACTTATGTAAGACCACCAGAGACACAGCAACAACCTAGTCAGTTGTCACAATTCCTCACAGCTATAACTCCTGCTATAGAAGCAGATGCTAACCTACGTAAAGCTGAAAGACTAAAGCGTGAGCGTGAGATAGAAACAGGACAAAGACGTATACACGCTTCACAGCTAGACCAACAAGCTAAGATTATTGAAGCAGAACTAGATAGAGATTGGACAACAAACGAGCAAGAATATTTGCAGATGAATACAGCAGATGTTCTTCAAAAGCGCAGAGATTTTGTTACTGATGAGTTAGACAAACTTAAAAGCACAGACATTGACCCTATGCTTTTGGATGAGTTTGCTGTAAACATGGAAGCTCTAACAAATGTGTGGGGCAAAACTGTCTACGAACCTGCTAAGATTAAAGAAAACAAAAGAGTAAATTTGCAAACTCTTGGTACATCTATAATTAGTCAGGTAAAGCTTAGTGAGACTGCACTAAAAACAAACCCACAAGCTTACAGCAACGGTGCAGAATCTATCAAAACACTTGTTGATGGTTTTATGACTGCTTATGGTGATAACTTTACTAAAGCAGAAATAAACGATGAGCTAGTAAGAATAGCACACGAACAACGAGAAACAAATCCTAACAGCGCACTGGTTCAGTATTTAGATAGTGCCTTATCAAACAATCAGTTTGGTATTCCTAGACATTTAGATAAATATACTGACATTAAAAAAGCACAAGCCTCTGCTGCTAGTGCTGGCTTTTCTGTTGCAAAAGATAGTACTATAGCTGCTATGGCAACTGATGCCATGGCAAGAGCTTTTAATGGTGATGCCTCTGGTATTAACATGGAGACAGATGTTTCTTTTACTGTTAATGGAAAAAATACTACGCATAAGTTTTCTAAAACAGATTATGCTAACGTAGCTATGCAAGTAGTTGCTGCTGAATCTGCGAAGTTAGAACAACTACCACAAGACACACCACAAAATGTAGCAATATACAATGCTAGGGTATCAGAGTTTAAAAGAAAAACATACGAAATGTTTAGGAGTATTGGGGCTGTTACACCAAGGATTGCAGAAGCAACTCGTAATGGCGTACCTGCTTGGTTCTCAGGAGACATAGATTCACTTGAGAAAGCAGAAGATGGTACTATGTTTAATCAAACACTGATGACAGCCGAAGCTACTTATAGAACATTTGAAGAAGTGTATAAATATCAAGGAGAAAGTGGTCTTATAGCTTTTATGCCTGAAAAAGCACACAGGGATATGTTTAATTCCATACGTTCTTCTATGGAAATAGGTGGTGAAGACTTCAAAAGTGCTTTACAGTATGCTCGTAGGTATGACCCTTCAAAAGCTCCAACCTTTTCTATGACTGTGTCTGAGTTAGCAGATTTCATAGATACAGGCATGTTTGACTTTACTAACATGGATGAAGCTACAAATTCAGGCACGATGTTACCAGAAGTCCAACAAAGATATAGCATGTTACGTGTTATCAATCCTAATTTGGGTGAAGATGAGGCAAAAGAAATAGCAGTAGATGAAGTATCTGCTGGATATGCTACTATTGAAAATAGTGATGGAAGCTACAGCCTTGTTAAAAAAGCTCAGTATCTACAATCAGGAGAGATAGATAAGAACATTTCAGTAGTAAATACTGTACTAAACGAAGCTGTAGATAATCCAGATTTTCGTGCAGCAGTAAATCTAAAATTAGGTATCGAAGATACTGTACTGCCGTTAGGTGGTGACGGTATACCTAATTTTGTTCTGACTGTAGAAACAAATCCTAATAATGAAAACATGCTAGATGTTAGGGCTTTTGAAGCAGGTAATCCAACTAATAGTTGGTTTATCCCTATGGGTATTAGTCTACAGAATGTAGCACAAAACCGTAAGTCTATGTTTATAGAAAAGACGGTAAAAGACTACAAGGATAATGTAGCATCTGGTGATGAACCTACTGTGACAACAGAGGATGATGAAACTCCTAATGTCACACCTAGTTTAAGTATGCCTGATGATGTTGCTAATCTCGATTTAGGACAAGAAGTACAGGATGTAGTTAATACCGTAATAGATGCTACTATTGGTATTCCCACAGCTAATGCTGCAAGCACTATTATGGACGATGAGGGTTTCTCATACACACCATACGATGACATGGGTAAGCAATCAGTTGGTCATGGTCTACAGATTGAATCACTAGAAGATGATGAGAAGGCTCTTATTGCTGACATCAACAACGTACAGCCAGAGGAATCTGCTGCTGTTGTTGCCTTGAAAGTAGCTAAAACTAATGACTTCTTTTCTAGTGAGGTTGATGGCTTTGAGAACTTACCTGAATCTACACGCTCTGGTGTCATACAGATGGGCTACCAACTTGGTAGGTTCAACGTATCTAAAGAGTGGCCTAAGTTTATGTCATCACTCAAGGAAGCTGCACAATATGCAGAAGGTTCTCTTGAACAAAGTACTGCTCTAGCTAAAGCTAAGTTTAACATGCTTTACAATGTAGCAGAAGATGGTACTGTCACAGCTACCAAGTGGGCTACACAGACAGCAGACAGAGCTATGAAAGTAGCTAACGAAGTTGCTGGTGATATAGCAGACTTTGGTTCTTCTGTATTTGAATCTGTCATACCGAAAGCTAACGCTTCCCTTGTAGTGCCTGATGAACAACAGGTAAAAGTAGGAGAGGTTCCTCAAGCTGCTGCTGTCGTAGACATAGCACTAAACAAGAACCCTGCTGATGCAGCCTTTGCATACATGGGTATGAGTGAGCATACTAGAGAAGGTGCTGCTGCTGTAAAAGGTTTCTTTGAAAACTCCGTAGGAGATTGGAACCCACAACAACAGACAGTAGAAGAGTTTGCTACTAACCAAGCGTGGTGTGGTGCTTTCCTAGCACAAGTGCTGCGTGATTCTGGTATAGATGCTAAGTCTTTACTTGGTAAAGATAAGTTCAACCAGATACGTGCTGCTTCTTATCTCAAAGTAGGTAACGAAGTACAGACTACACAAGCTAAAGCTGGTGACATCATGATTAAGATGCACAGTGCAGCAGACCGTAAGAAGCACAAGCTGGGTGTAGCACACGTTGGTGTTGTAGTCAAAGTAGAGGGCGATGAGGTATACTTTATAGGTGGTAACACTGGTGATAAAGTTCGTATGTCTTCCTACAAAATGACTGAAGAAGACATCAAGGTAAGACGTATTGGTGGTGCATCAGACATTCCTACTGAATCATTACCTTCAATGCTACAACTTAAAACAGGTATATACACAGACAAGTTAGTAAAGAAAACTAAGAACTTGTTTACTAGTATGTATGACAACATATTTGGATAATATTAAATTGAGGAGTTATTATGGCTAAATCACTAGAGGCTATTCAGATGGAGTTAGGGTTTTCTCCCTTACCAACTTCACCTGAAACTCCTCAATTTAACAAATACCAAGTACGACAAGCACAAGCAGAAGCAGAAAAAGATAGTAAAAATTTCTTTCAGCTAGTGGGACAGTCGCAGTATACTCAGGGTACTGCTGCATCTGCCTACAGATTTTTTGCTTCTGACTTTGACGATAAGAGACCATTTACTCAAGAGGTAGCTACTGAACTTTTAGATGGTATTGATGATGAGATGTTAATACAGAAAGTTCTCAAGGCTGGTCAAGAGCGTGGTACAGGTGGTGCTAAGAAAGTTGCACATGAGATTAAGCTAAGTCAAACACTTTACAAAGATATGGCTAATGCAGGGATGGAAGGTTTCGCTGCCTACATGACATCAGCTTTTCTTGACCCTGTGGATACTGCTGCTGCTGTAGGTACGGCTGCTGCTGTCTCTGCTGCTACTCCACCCCTTGCCCCTGTTACTGGTACTGCTACACTACTTGGTGTAAGAGGCACACAACTATTTAGAAAGTTTAAGAAAGCACCAGCGTTGTTTGCAACAGGTGCAGGTGCAGCTACGTTTGGTGGTTTGGAACTACTTCGCGCACAAACTGTACACGATATTACTGGTAATCAAATCTTACTGGCTACTGCTCTAGGTGGTGGTATTACAGGTGGGTTTACCAAGTATGGAAGATACATGCAAAAACGTAAGGCTTTCCATGAAATCCAACAGTTGAAAGCAGAGGGTAAGCCTCTTAGTGCAGAGCAAGAAGCATTTGTCAAACAGTTTTCTGACGATGTTGTAGCAGAACAACTTGCTAAAATGGTAGACGATGCTGACGAATTTAATCTAGATACTCCACGTACTGACGCTGACGTTGATACTGATTCACTGCTTGCTGGTCTTACTCGTAAAGACTTTACGGATATGACACCAGAAGAGTTAGCTGCTACATCTAAACAGCGTGGTAAGTTTGCAAGCGCACGTGGTATTGTGTCTACTATCACACAACTTAAAAACTCAGAAGACCCTGTGTTACGTTGGTTGGGTGATGGATTGGCACTAAATAGTCTTGGTAATAAATCAGGACAAGAAGTAGGTAGTAATGCTTTAGATTTAAGAGATATGTTAGTATCTTCAACAATATTAAAAGATGCTACAAGACTTTCTGACTTGTACAAAGCTGCCACAAAGAAACTAGGCGTAAAAGAAACAGACGTAGAGTTTATGGTTGGCGAAGCTATGCGTAATCCTACTGCTCAAGTTATACCTGAGGTAAGAGAGATTGCTAAGATATATAGTGCTAACATGGATAGGATGTTCAAGACAGCAATCGAAGCTAATGCTGCTGGCTTTGTTCCTGAGATGTTTGGAAAAATACAAAACTATTTACCACGTATTGTAAACAGACAACAAGTTTCCTTACTGCGCTTTGGGCATAAAAACATAGGGCCAAAGCTAAGTGACAAAGCTGATGGTGACTTGAATGATGCTTTCCTAGATTTAGGTGAAGCAGCTATTCGTGGTGGTCAACCTGACATCGAAGTAAACATGGCTAAAGCATTAAAAGCTAGAGGCAAACCTGCTGGCCCTAAAGCTATTAAAGCTGCTATCACACAGCTTGCACGTGGTTACATGCGTACCCTTCTTAATCCTAAGAATAATAACATTCGTAAGTTAGGAGATGGTCTAGCTAGTTCTGATGAAGCAAGAATAGCACTAAAAGATTCAGGTGAGTTCACAACAGAACAAATAGATATTATTCTTGAGGTTGCTGAACAGACTACAAAGAAAGTCAAGGGTAATCCACGTGCTAGACATCGTATGCAACTTGATGAGACTGCTGAAGTTTTAGCTAGGGACGATGCTGGTAATATCTTTACTCTTCGTTTTGTAGATTTGTTAGAAACAAACGGTAGAACCCTGTATGAAAAGTACTTGTTTCAGACAGCAGGAGCAGCATCACTAGCTGCAAATGGTATTGATACAAACAAAGCAGGTTCAGGTTTTCAAACAATTATTGGCAAAGTTAAAGGCGGTGCTGATAGCGAAAAGATAGCTAAAGAAATTAGGGCTGCTGAGTTTCTATACGATAGTGTAACAGGTAGACTACCGTACAGAGAAGACTGGTCATATGGTACTCGTAGAGGTTTCAACAGATTTAGAGAAGTGAGTTTTGCTGCTAACATGGGCATGGCTGGTATGTCAGCAATAATGGAACTTACCAATGTCTTATTTGAAACATCTATGGGAACTCTGCTAAAGACAGTACCACAATTAAATAAACTTGTTATTGATACACGTACAGGTAAACTAAAAAACAAAGCTGCTCATGAAATGATGGTATTTACTGGTACTGGTGGCGATGGTCTTATGACTAAAGTTACATCAGTACGTAGTAGAACTGAGGGTTCTATTTTTGAAGAGTACGGTACTATTCAGGGTGATATAACAAAGCTTGACGAATGGTTAGGTAAAGCACGTATCTTTGTGTCAGTAGCCTCTGGTCTACAGGGTGTAACTGATATGTTACGCAGGTTGTCTATGTACAACTTTGCTACAGAATGGCACACAAAAGCAATCAATGGTAAGCTACCTTTCTCACGTATCAAACGTGAACAGATGGGTATTGACGATGCCATGGGTGTAGCCATAAACAAGGAGATACAGAAGTGGGCTGAAGTAAATCCACAGACAGGTGTGCTTGATGTACTAAACCTACAGAAGTGGGGGTCAGACGTAACAGGTGCAGAGAGGGCTGCTGCTTTGAAAGCTCGTAATGTTTTCTTACGTGCTGCTAGAAGAGAAGCAACACAGTCTGTACAGGAAGTAAACAACGGTTCTGTAAATTACTTGCTTCGTAGTGAGGTAGGTAAATCAGCTTTTCAGTTCTTATCATTTCCTATGGCCTCTCTAGAGCAACAAGCAGGACGCTTGGCTGTTAGAGCAGCTAACGGTGATGCTGTAGATGTAGCTAAAATCTTGACTTCTGCTGCTGGTTTAGGTATGCTTATGTACACTGCACGTACACACCTTAACTCTTTTAATCGTAGTGATAGAGAAGACTACTTAGAAAGACAGATGCAAGCTGACCGTTTCTGGGTTGGAGCTTTAGGTCAAATAGGTTCAGCATCTTTGTTTGGTTACATCTATCAGGTATCAACAGGTATTTTGGATGGACAGACCAAGGGACTAACACCTGCTGCTGCTTCTTGGATTGTAAGTGGGGCTGCTGGTGTAAAAGACTTGGGACAAATGATTGCTGGTGATGACTTAACAGAAAATGAACTACGCAGTCTGTTAAGAATTTTACCGTTTAGTTCGCTATATGGAGCAAGACAATTAATCAATGGTGCTGCATCTATGGCAGACTAACCTAAAGTTACATCATTAGATAAACAAAGGAAAAGAGATGGCTCTTTCATATCAAAACTACACAGGGGATAATACGACTACTACGTTTTCCATCCCCTTCACATTTCAAAATACAAGTGAGATTAGCGTCACTGTAGACGGTGTGGCTGAAACAGGCCTGACCTTTCCTTCTACTTCTACTGTGCAATTAACCTCTGCCCCAGCAACAGGTGCAGTTGTACAAGTAAGACGCACAACAGACCTAACAGCACGTGCAGTTGACTTTGCCTCAGGCTCAGTCCTGACAGAAGAAGACTTGGATGATAGTAGTATTCAGGTCTTCCACGCTGCACAGGAAGCTGTGGACAGGGTTGGTGATACCATTGGTCTAGATACTACCAATCGTTGGGATGCTGGTGGTAACATTATTAAAAATGTCGGAGACCCCGTAAACAATACGGACGCTGTAAACAAACAATTCTTATCTACCAACTTGCCTGACATTAACACTGTTGCAGGTATTGAAACAGAAGTAACAACTGTTGCAGGTGTAGCTAGTACGCTTACAGCTAACTTAACTGACATCCAAAACGCTGAAGAACACGCACAGGAAGCTAAAGACTACGCCATCAAAGTAGATGGTGAAGTACAAGAAGATGGTGTGAACAGTGGTAACTACTCATCTAAAGCTTGGGCTATCGGAGACAACGGTGGAGTAAGTAATACTGCTGGGGCTGGCCCTGCTAAAGATTGGGCCATTGAGACCACTGGTCAAGTTGATGGCACAGAGTATTCATCTAAAGAATATGCCATTGGTACACAAGGAACAAACCTAGAAGGTTCTGCTAAACAGTGGGCATTAGGTGGTGGTGCTGGGTTTGACCGTGATACAGCCGTTAAGGGTACAGGTCTTACTGCTGAATACTCAGCTAAGTATTGGGCTAATCAGGCAAAAAACAATGTTCAAGACTTTAGAGATGTTTACTACGGCTCGTTCACAACAGATACTGCTGCTGAAGACTACCAGTTAAACGACAATGAAGGCTCAGTAAATGTTGGGGACTTGTACTTCAACACTTCTGACAATACTATGAAAGTACGTACCTTCTCTGGATGGCAGGATGCCGCAGCAGACACATCTAACTTCGCCACTAACGGCTTCGCAATCGCAATGGCAATCGCCCTATAGTTTAGAGGATTATTATGGCACAGAATTTTAGACGATATATGCTACAGGGCGTAGGCACAGCAGCGGCTGATATACCTGATGGCACAGACTTTGACAGTTATGATACCATCGTGGGTATCCACATGACAAATACTACAACAAATGCAATCACAGTAGACTGTTACATTTCCAACGGTGGTACTAACCATTACCTGATTAAAAGCGCACCTATCGCTGCTGGCGGTGCTTTGCAGCTTCTTGATGGTGGTGCAAAGGTAGTCGTAGCAAGTGGTGACAGACTGTGGGTACAGTCGGACACAGCAAGCTCACTAGACGTGTGGGTATCTGCCGTTGATGCTATTAGTACATAAGGGGGTTTACTATGGGTTACATAGGTAATCAACAAACTGAAGGGTTTTCTAAGATACCCCCAAAGCAGGATTTGACAGGGGCTACAGGCACAAGCCTAACTCTATCTCATGCTGTATCTAGTCCAGAAAGCATTGACCTTTTTATTAACAACGTGCGTCAGGAGCCTACTGAATCGTATACCACAGATGGTACTACAGTTAATCTAGTAGGTTACAGTGTAGCAGCCACTGATGACATTTACGTTGTGTATAATTCACTGGCACAACAGACCAGCACACATCCAAGCAACCAAGCACTACAAGCTACCACTGGTACGTTTAGCAGTGCTTTATCTGCTACAACAGGTACGTTTACTGGCGATGTTTCAACTACAGGTGATTTTAAACCTACTGGCAAAGAATACTTCCACGTTGATTTAACAACTAACCAAAGTGGACTTGGTGATAATACTGCACATATTGTCGATTTTGGTGGTATCGGTACTGTAAAGTACGACACCAAATCCAATTTCGACAGTGCAAATGATGCTTATCTTCTTGATAGCAGTGATGGCGTTTATTTAATTTCTTATTCAATAGGTTTTAAATCATCGGCTGTAACTACAGAAACAATACAAGACGTTGGTGCAGTGGTACGCATTGCAACGGACGGCACAACATTTGCTGATGTAAACGGTAGCGGCGCACATTTAATGAATAACGCAGGCGATGAAGCTGGTTCGTTGACACTGAGCGGAAGTTTTATTTACAAGTCGACCACCGCAACAACCAAAGTGCATCTTTATGGTTACGCACAAACGGCAGGAGCAAATTATAACATGACCCATGAGGTTGAAAACCTAATAAATAATACGTCTGGGAATGCTTTTGGTGCAACTGCCAGACCGACTTATCTATCTATCGTGAGGATAGCGTAATGGCACTTTCTAAGATAACAAATGATGGAGTAACTGGGCTGTCTATTGATAGCACTGGTCGTGTGTTAATGCCTCAAAAACCTTTGCTTGTTGCTAAACTGACTACAGGGAATGACCAAGATAG